GAAATGCTCAAAGGTGTCAGCGAGCAAGAAGGTTTAGAAGGTTGGGTACAGGCTAAGATTACAAAAGCTGCTGAAGGTTTAGGCAATGTTTATCACAATCTAGATTACAAGATGAATTTTGAAAAAAAGAACGAGCCTAGTGACATGGAAGTAGAAATGCCGTTTGAAAGTGCGTACAAAGGCAGCCTTGCAAGACATTTAACCAAAAATCTACAAGAAAAATCTAAAAAAGTTAACGATAAAGAAGTAGACGAAGCAGACGGTGATCCTTGCTGGAAAAACTACAAAATGGTAGGAACGAAAAAGAAGAACGGCAAGCAAGTTCCTAATTGCGTTCCTAAATGAGTGCATTATTAGCAAACCTACCTAACACAAAAGTCTATGTCCGCAAAGAATATCTTATGGATCATAAAAGCGGACATGGAGAATTTGTAGAAGGTCACTGGGTGACCGTAAAAAGTATGCCCGGTAGAGCTTTCTACTTTGAAACTTATCTCCCCGAATATGCAGCACTATATGACAAACTTCCTATCAGTGCCTTTGTAAGCGAACCTAAAAAACCAGATCCAGATTTACCATTACAAGACTTACAGTTTTGGAATGCGATGGATTATGGTGTAACTGCTATATATAAACAATTTATAGGTAGTATGGATTTTGAAATACTTACCCGTAGCCATAAAGTCATGCACGGAACGTATCTATTCACATTAGACAATTATCACGAAAGTGCAGACGAAATAGATTACAGCACTAGTGAAATACCAGAAGAACACAAAAGTTTTAACATACTTGAATTAGATAATGGACAGTACGCAGCCTATCCGAACAATAGGATGCGTGTATATGATAATAGCTTAACCCCAAAGCAACCTAAAAATCCTGATTTCAAAGTAAGCACACAATTTTACCAAGTTGAAAATGGTTACTCATATAGGCTTGGCGACACAGATGAGTACTATTGGAAATCAGAATAATATTGACAAACTAAATTTAAACCACTATAATTATATTTTAAGGAGAATTATGAGCGATAGAGTCTATGGTATTGACGAAAAAGCAAAGTTAGAAAGATTAGTTAATGAAGGATGTACAGTGTTACAAGAAATTCAGGATTTAAACGAAGGATTAAAAGACACTGTTAAAGCAGTAGCAGAAGAGCTTAATGTTAAACCAAGTTTAATCAATCGTGCAATCAAAATTGCACATAAAGCAGATTGGCATCGTGTAGCTGATGAATTTGAAGATTTAGAAACATTAATTGCTACAGTTGGCAAGGATCATTAATGTGGCAAAAAATAAAAGATTTTTGGATTAGGAGTTATACTAGCGACAGGATTGCATTTTACTTTGAAACTATAGCTAGTATATGTGTATTTACTAGCATGACCTGGATATCTGTTACAGCACAGCATCCTCCTATGCATTTAATCTATCCTGTTAGTTTTACAGGAGCAGTATTTAGTATTATTGCATTTGTTAGACGAGGTGTAGGTTGGCCATTAGTAATGACTATTTATTTTGCATGTTTACATATTTTTGGGTTCGGTCGTGCAATGGGATGGTATTAGAATGGCTGATCATTTAAAAATATACTGGACTCCTTATAATAAAGGTATAGACAGTTTTACAGATGTAAATGACGATTTAAGCTTTTTAAGATTTCATCCTCCTGAACCATTAGCAAAACATATTGATTTACAATCATTCTTTGGTCATGCAAGTCGTTGTCCTGCTATCACAGATGAAGTTAAAAGCACTTATGTGATTAAATCTCCATTAGATTTTGGCGTAGATCTTGACTATGAAAAAACTGTCATAAGATTTAAACAAGAAAACTATGGAGAAGAATTTTGTAAAAAGATGATTGGAGCACCAACTACAGACAAAGTTCATCAACTGAAATATCCAAGTTATATATTTTTCTGTCCTGAATCTTTGGTAATGACTTCTATGCCTGCATATTATCATAGGAATAGCTTTACACAAAATGTAATGGTATTTTCAGCATCTTATAATATTAGTAATTGGGTAAGAATCATTAAACCAGCTTTTAAATTTCAAACATCTAAATTTGAGATTGAACGTGATGACATTTTAATGTATATTAAATTTAATACAAATCGTCCAATTAAATTAATACCTTTTGACAGTGATAATGACGAAATAAGAAAAATAATGGAAGCTTGTGTAAATTTTAAAATGTACAAAGAAAAATGGTATGTTCCGGATAAATTAGAACAATGCTATGAAGCATTTAACAATTATAATCTAAAAAGAAAAATGTTAAAATTAGTGGAAAATTTATCTTATCAATAAATAAACTTTTACGCATTAAGCATGTAGACGGTACGTTAGCCACAAAATAACGAGAAAGATATAATGAGTTACATAGACGCAATTTTTGATAGGAATGAAGACATTATTCGTGTTGTAGAAAGACATGACGGTAAGAGAAGATTTGTCGAACATCCTATAAAATATACTTTTTATTACAAAGATCCTAAGGGAAAACATCTAAGTATCTACGGTGATCCCCTCTCAAAAATTATCTGTAAAAACACAAAAGATTTTCGTAAAGAAATAGCAATCAATAGAGACAAAACTTTATTTGAAAGTGATGTAAACCCTATTTTCCAATGCCTAAGTGAAAATTATCTTAATCAGGACGCTCCTAAGTTAAATATTGCGTTTTTTGATATTGAAACAGATTTTGATCCTGATAGAGGATTTGCTGATCCGGCAGATCCTTTTATGCCAATTACAGCAATTACTGTAAATTTACAATGGTTAGATGTTCTTATTACACTAGCCCTTCCTCCTAAAACACTTTCATTAGAACAAGCAAAGCATGAAGTTTCAGAATGGGGAGAAGAAGTTTTATTGTTTACTGATGAAGGAAAAATGCTTGAAACATTCCTTGATCTTATAGAAGATGCTGACGTATTAAGTGGTTGGAACTCAGAAGGTTATGATATTCCGTATACAGTTAATCGTGTAAGCAGGATACTAAGCAAGGATGATACTAGACGCTTTTGCTTGTGGAAGCAATTGCCTAAGAAAAGAGAATATGAAAAGTTTGGCAAAAAAGCTGAAACGTTTGATCTTGTTGGCCGTGTGCATTTAGACAGTCTTGAACTATATAGAAAGTACACATATGAAGAACGACATAGCTATAGACTAGATGCAATTGGCGAAATGGAAGTAGGTGAGCGTAAAACTGTTTACGAAGGTACACTTGACCAGTTATACAACAACGATTTTAAAACATTTATTGAATACAACAGACAAGACGTTGCACTGCTAGATAAATTAGATCGTAAACTAAAATTTATTGATCTAAGCAACGAACTTGCCCATGCAAATACTGTATTGCTACAAACCACAATGGGTGCTGTAGCAGTTACAGAACAAGCGATTATTAACGAAGCACACGAAAGAGGCATGCGTGTACCTAATCGCCCTAAGAGAGATGACGAAAATACAGCGGCTGCAGGTGCTTATGTTGCATTTCCAAAAAAAGGTGTGCATAAATGGATCGGAAGTATGGACTTAAACAGTCTATATCCTAGCGTAATTCGTGCGTTAAACATGGCTCCTGAAACAATTGTAGGACAACTTCGTCCTGAAATGACAGATAATATTATCAACGAAGCTATAAGCTTGGAAAAGAAATCATTTGCGGGTGCGTGGGAAGGTCGCTTTGGTACAGAAGAATATCAAGCAGTGCTCGATCAACGTAAAGATGTTGTACTAACTTTAGATTTTGAGGATGGAAGATCTGAAACACTAAGCGGTGCCGAAATTTACAAGCTAGTATTTGATAGCGGAATGCCTTGGATGTTAAGTGCTAATGGTACAATATTCACAACTGAATTTGAAGGAGTTATTCCAGGACTATTAAAACGCTGGTATGCAGAGCGTAAAGAATTACAAGCAATGAAAAAGAAAGCTATCGAAGCAGGTAATCCGCTAGAAATTGCTTTTTGGGACAAACGGCAACTTGTAAAAAAAATTAATCTAAATTCATTATACGGTGCAATTTTAAATCCAGGATGTAGGTTTTTTGATAAGCGTATAGGACAATCAACTACGCTAACTGGAAGGCAGATTGTAAAACATATGAGTGCAGAAGTTAATAAAGTTATTACAGGTGAATACAATCACGTTGGCAAGGCTGTGATATACGGCGACACAGATTCAGTTTACTTTAGTGCATATCCTGTTTTAAAAACAGAAATAGACAATGGAAGCATTCCTTGGTCAAAAGAAGCAGTAATTACATTATATGATCAAGTAGCGGAGGAAGCTAATACTACCTTTAAAGACTTTATGTTAACTGCATTCCATTGTCCAGCTAGCAGATCTATAGTAATTGCAGCAGGTAGAGAAATTATCGCCGAATCGGGATTATATATTACGAAAAAAAGATATGCTGCTTTAGTATATGACTTAGAAGGTGACCGTAAAGATATAGACGGTAAGCCAGGTAAAGTAAAAGCAATGGGTTTAGATTTGCGTAGATCCGATACTCCAGTGTTTATGCAAGAATTCCTAAGCGAAGTTCTAATGATGGTTCTGCAAGAAAAGTCCGAAAAAGAAATTATACAAAGAATCACTGACTTTAGAAAAGAATTTAAAGATAGACCAGGTTGGGAAAAAGGATCTCCTAAACGAGCTAACAAAATCGGACATTTTCAAAGACTCGTAGAAAAAGGAAAAGCAAATTTACCTGGACATGTAAGAGCAAGCTTAAACTGGAATACGCTACGGAAATTAAATAATGATCGTTATGCAATGGAAATTGTAGATGGTATGAAAGTAATTGTTTGCAAATTAAGGCCAAATCCAATGAATTATACAAGTGTAGCATATCCTACCGACGAACTAAGATTACCACAATGGTTTAAAGATTTACCCTTTGATGATGCAAGTATGGAAGAAGTTATAATAGACAATAAATTAGACAATTTAATAGGTGTTCTAAATTATGATTTAGCAGAAACTAAACAAGAAAATACCTTTAATAATTTTTTTGAATGGGAATAAATGATGACTGAAGAAGAAACTCCAGAAAAATTAAAAGAAATAGCCTCTAACTGGGAAGAATCTTATAATGGACATGCAGTAGAACTTAAAAAGAAAAGACTATTAGATAGTATTAACTCTCCAGAATTTATAGCAGCACAAAAAGCATACAAAGAAGCTACTGAACAATACGAAGCTGACAATAACGAATGGTGGGACAAGCTGTCTGAAGAAGAAAGAGAAAAAGCTTTTTATGCTGTATGTAAACGTATACACAAAGGTGACTATGAGAAAAACGGAAGCTATAGATACGTCCTATATCAAGTATTTGGATTTGATATGAGCATGTATGGTGTTGGCATGGATTGTGGTTATATGGATTTACATAATGCAATATTCGGTGGTATTGAACTTAACAAAATGTCTCAAGCTAAAGAAATTACTATTAAACAAGACGGAGTAGAACACAAAGCGATCTTAGAAGAACATCAAAACATATCTATAAAACTAAAAGACGATGACAACAAGATTGAAATAATTATTAACAACCTGCCTAAAACATTTGACGATGCAGCATAAATACTCTATATCTTTTTTTAGTTAAATACTAATAATAAGAAATGGAGAAAAAATGCATATTAGCAGATTAATACTAAAAGAAATTTTAGATTATACATACGATCCGACATTATATACATTCTTAAAACTTTACCATGTAAAAACTACAGTTTTAGAATTTATTCCTGATCAATATGGTAAAATAATAAAAATTATTCCAGATACAAATCAATTAGAAACAACTCCTCAACTCACTCCATGGTTAGCAGAAGGAATTAAGGTAAGATTTGCAGAAACACCCGACGGTTCTACCCTAGCACTCGAACAAGCCGAAATTAATCCTAATTGTTATTATTATGTAACCAACATAAAAGAAGTAAACAATTGTCTGCGATTCAACATTTGTAAATCAAACCTTCCTGGTGATATAATTAATCTTCCATTTGCTCATTTTGATTTTACAATAATACATGATAGAAGTTATATTAAAGTTTTAGACCAAAGCTGGTTAGATCATGGTATGCGTGTTGTATTTGAAAATAATCCTAATAACGAATCTGCTGTACAATCCAGTCCGCTGAACTTAGAAACAAAATATTTTATAAAAGATATACTTCCAGACAACTTAATTAGAATAAGCTCTAATCAATTTTTCCTTAATATGGTAAACGATCATTTTTCTAATTTTATACATTTCAATACAGCATTAAATACAAATTTTGATATGTATAATGATCATACATTTATAGAAGGCGTATCTGAAGATGAAGTCATAATGTTAGAAGCTCAAATAGATGAAAAGATTGTAGAATTTAAAAAAGAATTTGGCATGAATGAATTATGGAAGCCCTTCCATATACTAGATAACTTCCAAGAATATCCAAATGATACAAGCATTGTTGTAATAAATGAAATAGAATCAAATGAATATGTATCAGTCAATTTAAATTTTTATAATAGCGATGGAACATTCCGTGACGAATACAAATTTAATACTGCATCTGAATTTCCTAATTTACATCCTATGGTATATCACACAGGAACACTATGGAATTTTAGTTTTGATGTAACCGAACAGCAGTCCTCTCGCTTTAATTTTATGTCACGCACATATCCAGAATACATTTCTTATGAGTTATATACTACTAATACCAATCCATTGGTACCTGCTTCAAACTTGATATTTGAATTTGGAGAACCTGAATATAGATTTGGTGTGTATGTTGTGGAACAAAACATTACTGGCACATATATACCAAAAATAATAGACGAATATATCACAGCCTTAGATGTAATTGCTGAATATAATGGTATAATTTATAGACAAATTCCTTTTAATAATTATTACATTGGTCCATTCCTTGCAGAAGAAAATCATATCATAGAAGTACAATTAGACTTAGAATGCAGCTTTGAAATTGGCGATACTATTAAATTTTCAAATCATCCTGACTCTGCTGACGCATGTTTCCAAGCTGGTTTAGATCCTACTAAGAATTATTTTATTAAAGAAATACTAAGCGATACTGAATTTACATTTAGCGAAACGCCAGGAGGTCAAAGGAAAACTATACCTTTTTGTAATTTCCAATTTTTCTTAACTATTGAAAGGAATATATACCAAATGGTTGAGTTTCTTCCTTTTATTCCACAAGAATCTAACAACAGAGAGCTTAGGAAATATTTAAAACCTAACTTACCTATTCAATTTAGAAATCCTGAAGACTCTACTAATGCATTATTACAGGCAGAACTCGACGAAGATACAATCTACTATGTAAAAGAAATAGAAAATTTGATTGAAGGAGAAATACCTTTACAAGTGATGGGTATAAATTTTGAAAATGTGATATCAGTAAATGATAAAAATGGATGGTTATACGAAGATATGCAAATCATGTTTAAAAATATGCCAGATTCGGTAACAGCTTTAGAAGAAGCCGAATTATACGAAGATAGGATATATTATATAAAAGATGTATTTGTAAACGGTTATATAACAATCTCAGAGACTTTTAGAGGACCTGTCAAAGAACTACCATACAGTAATTTTTATTTTACCATTATTATAAATGTAGCAAGAACAGAATTTACAATAACAGAAACTATAGACGGTCCGGTTAGACCCGTACCTTACAGCAATTTCCAATTTGAAATTTATCATAAGGTAAATGAAATAGAAATTAACGATACAAGGTGGTTTAGAAAAAATATGCCTGTGAAATTTTCTGCATATCAAGATGAAACTGCAATTGTAACTGCAGGTCTAAATATAGATGATACTTTTTATATTAAAGATATTTTAAGCAAGAATCGTATGAAAATTACAACTGTACCAGACGGACCAGAAGTTGAATTCACTGATGTTTTTACAAAATTTTTTATAAAACATAATACTGGTAATGGATATGTTTTTTCAAGCTATATTGGAGAACCTAAAATAGCACAACAAGAAAATGTACCTGCATATGTTCTTTTTAACGAGCAACCCGAATTGTATGATAGGATTACCTTACACTCAACTGATTTATCTGTAATACCTAATGCAAGCCCATACGAACATATTTTTAATGATGTAAATATACCATTTCCAGCAGAGCCTTCGTTTTGGACACAATACTTTAACGACGAAGACTATTACAAATGGAGTATTTTACCTCCATCGCCAATTTGGTCAGCTGATTATACAATAAACTTTATCGGTACTTCACAAACTATAATTGTTCCTCCTACTGATCCTGACGATTTACTTAAACCGGATTACGAACAAAGAGAGTACACAATTGGAACATTTGTTGTAAGTGGCGAAGACAGGAATGGAGTATTTACAGAAGAAGAATATAGAAATCTTGTTTTCCATATAGGAGATAAAGTTCAGTTTAATATAGACCAAACAACACTAGATACAAATCCTATATGGATACAAACATTTGTAAATAAATATGGCAAATACAAAGCACATGGATCAACAGGGAATGGTACACTTACAATACAATGGACTATCACAAAAAATATAACTCATTATTATCACTCGATAACCGATTTAACAAAACAAGGTACAATTTCGATTTTACCGCCTGCATCTTCTGATACCAGTCCATTAAATCCTACATATCAAGATCAAGATTTACGACGAGCATTTGACATAAAAAGACCTCTACCTTTAACTGATTTAAACAATAAATTTGTTTACACATTTGAAGTAGATCAAACAACAATTGATAGAATAAAAGTAAATTTAGACTTGACATCCACTAATAATGAAGCTAAAATATTTGATACAGATCGAGAGGGATATTTAACTCCTGTTGCATATTTAGACAAGCGTTGGATATATCCAACTCATCAAGTATTAAGAATTTTACAATTACAAGGCGATAAAGTTATACGTATATCCGATGAAGGCCACATGATGATTACTGTTAGAAGCCCAAATGGTATATACAACTATATATTCAACGGAACCCTAAAACAATAAAGGCACAATGAAAGATATTTTACAAGACATTATTTCTCATACCCATTCTCTTGGCTTTTTGCCAACAATCAAAGTTGCTACTGATACTACAACTACTAGTATGGCTGCTTTGGCAGAAGACAAAAGTGTTATTTTCAATGCAGAAACACATAGTAGAATTTCCGAGTTTGAAGGTATATTCGGATTATCTAATTTAAGTGTACTTAGTTTACATCTTAAAAATCCTGAATATCAAACTGATGCAACAATAGAAGTTGTTAAAAAAACTAAAAACGGAGAGGATTATCCTGCACATATACATTTTGAAAATGTTTTAGGCGATTTTCAAAATGATTTTAGATTTGTCAATAAAGATATTATTGAACAGCAAGTTAAAAATGTAAAATTCAAAGGAGCTGCATGGGATGTAGAGTTTGAACCACCGGTTGCTAGTATAACAAGAATGAAACTGATGGCTACTTCTCACGCAGATGAAACAAATTTTACTTTTCAAACAGAAGGAAACAATTTAATTGTATTAATCGGCGACGATAATAATCATGCTGGTAAATTTGTTTTCAAACATAATGTTACAGGCACTCTGACAACTCCTAGGGTATACCCGCTACATCAAATACAAAGTATCCTAAGTCTATCAGGAAATCAAACAATAAGCATTTCTAATCAAGGAATTATGAAAATTTCTGTTGATAGCGGGCTAGCAAGATATGACTATATCTTGCCTGCACAGAGCAAATAATAATGATAAAAGACTTAACAAAAGAACAAAATGATTATTCAGTATTCTTGCCTAGTATCAGTGGATTCTATGCAACATTTATAGGAAAACAGAGATTTGGAGACTATGTCGATCCTAACCGAATTCCAAAAGGAATTGGTTCCATGGAAGGTTTAAACTTCTTAAATCCTAAACAAGCATCTTTTAACTACAAATGGGCGTTATATTCAGCAGGACACGCAGATTTAGATACAACAAAGTTTGTAGAAAAAGAAGACATGGTGCGGAATAGAGATAGAGAATCTTCTTGGCTGTTAGGAGATAGCGGAGGATTTCAAGTTGCAAAAGGCCTTTGGAAAGGAGATTGGACTAGTTCAACCTGTCCACTAGCAACCAAAAAAAGAGAACTAGTTGTAAAATGGATGGAAGCATATATGGATTATGGTATGATGCTAGATATTCCTACATGGACATATCAAGACAAAGATGCTGCAGATGCTACTAATATAAGATCATACAACGATGCAGTAAAAGCAACACACATTAATGCAGAATACTACTTAAAAAACAGACAAGGAAATTTTAAAGTTTTAAATGTTTTACAAGGTAGTAATCATACAAATGCAGAAGATTGGTATCAAGAATTTAAAGATTATTGTGATCCAAAAAAATATCCAGACAATCATTTCAATGGCTGGGCAATGGGCGGACAGAATATGTGCGATGTACATTTAATTTTAGAAAGACTTGTACATATGATACATGACAAACTGCTTGAGCCAGGCTTACATGATGTTATGCATTTCTTAGGAACAAGTAAACTAGAATGGGCTATATTGCTCACCGACATACAACGTGCAATTAGGAAATACCATAATCCAAATTTCATGATGACATATGATTGTGCAAGTCCATTTTTGGCAACTGCAAACGGTCAAATCTATTACAATATCCGTATTGATCACAATGATAAATGGAGTTACATGATGGCTCCCGGTATAGATGATAAAAAATATGCAACCGATACTAGGAAATTAAGCGATGTGTTTTTAACAGAATCTCATTTTAATGATCCTAAACGTGGTAAAATTCCTTTTCCTGCTTTTGAAGACTCACCTATAACTGATGCTTGTAGAATAAATGATATATGCATATACAAACCTGGAGATTTAAACAAAATAGGAAAGGAAGGTAAAACAAGCTGGGATAGTTTTAGCTATGCACTGCAAATGGCACATAATGTTTGGATGCATATAACTAGCACACAAAGGAGTAATAAATTATATGACGAAGGATTATATCCTAACATGATGGTTTATGAAACTCCTACAAGAAGAGATGTTTTCCGAGATATAGTAGACGAAATATTTTCTCATAAGGATAGACAGAAAAGTTTAGCAACGATAAACAAATATGGTACTAAAACACAAGCTAATAGTTTGTGGACACATATTATTGGAACAAGACTAAAAGTTGGTAAAAAAACAATTAATGCGGAAGCTAAGTATGATGAATTTTTTGAATAAAGGATATTATGAGTTTTAGAAAACTTTTCTATATGGGTTTAGAACCTTACGAAGGAAGATATACACTGCAACTAACTGATTGGTCACGTCGAGCATTTGCTAGGAATAATATAGACTGGGTAAATGTTCCAGGAACAACTATTGACAACACTAAAAGCATACAAGTAGGGCAAGTACTCGATGCACATGGTAGATCATATTTTGCTATGTCGCAAATGATGAATCTTGTACAAATGATGCGAAACGGAGAAGTTACCGGAGAGGATGTAATATTTTTTGAAGATATGTTCCAACCAGGTATCGAAAGCCTTCCGTATATTATGAATCAAATTCCAGCTAAACAACGTCCTAAGGTATGGGTAAGATGCTTGGCACAAGCAGTAGATCCTGACGATTTTGTTCACGTATGGAATATGAGCAAATGGATGAGTTTGTATGAAGAAATGGTGAATGAATTTGTTACTGGTGTACTTGCAAGTAATGAGGAAATGGTAGCACATATGAAAATTGCTAATTGGCGTGCTCCAATCTATAACGTCAGCGGACTTGCATTTGATAAAGAAGAAGTTAGATCAAGGGTCGAATCAATTAAAGATTTTAATAAAAGAACATATAGAGTTGCTTTTGCTGCTAGATTTGATCAAGAAAAGCAACCAGACTTTTTTATGGATTTAATTGAAAAATATTTTAAAACTCATAATCATAAAGACGTAGAATTTGCTATCCTACAAGGAGGTCCTTTAAGGAGCAATAATGAAAAGTATATTGTCCGTGCAAGAGAAATGGAAAGCAAAGGTAAATTAAAAATTTATGAAAACTTAAAGAAAAATGAATACTACGAATTATTAAATGATAGTAGGTTATTATTTAACTGTGCTTTACAAGATTGGACAAGCAATACTGTAAGTGAAGCAGATGCACTAGGTGCTAACGTACTATTTCCTGCATACAGGAGTTTTCCTGAAATTTTTGCACATGATCATACAAGATTATATGTGCCATGGAGCTTAGAAGATGCTTTACAAAAACTAAAAAAACTGTTAGAATATAAACATGTTAACGTTGGTAATATTTCAGATTGGACTCACCGTACTTTAGATAGGTATATTGAAATTATGCAAGGAAAAGGTGAAAAGTGGGCAAGGAATGATACAAGATATAGAGATTATATATCAGCAAGCAATTATAACAATACATTTACAGGCTAATTATGGAAAGAGACTACAGTAACAAAAAACTAGATCGTGACGATGTAAGATTTTTTTATGGTAGAGAAGTAGAAAAAACTCCTGCATACTCTATGAATACACTATTTGTGGTAGGTATCCAACCAATTTTAGATATTACAAACGCTTGTGGAAAATTAAAAACAGAACACATTTTCTTTGGTGCTAATCATTCTTTTAATCCGCAAACACCGGAAGAATGGGACCAATGGGAGCAGATGATAGAACACTTTCTAAAAGAAGGACATCTGTGCAGTTTAGACATTCCTTTTGAAGCAATTGAACAATTTAACGAAGGTGGATTATGCGAATTTAATAACTTTATTCCACAACTTAGAATACCTATACCATATGTAAAACTTTGGAACTACAATACAATGCTCAAAATTGATGATACTTCATTTAATGTTTCAAACCCTGGTGTATGGTGTCATAGATTGCATGACTTAATGGCAAGTGACAAATTTACAAAATGGAAAGATTATACCGAAGATACAATACTAAAATAAATAAAGGTAATATGAGCAAAAGAAGCATTTGGGTAACTTTTAAAAAAGAAGGCATTCATAAATATCCTGCAGCATTAACAGATCCTAATCTTGCTACAGGAGATGAATATGATGTAAGCTTTTTAGGTCATCCACATAGACACATTTTTCATTTTAAAGTTCAAATTGAAGTATTCCATGATGATCGAGAAATTGAATTTATACAATTTAAGCGTTGGTGTGAAAATCTGTATAACACAGGAACAGTACAGTTAGACTATAAAAGTTGTGAAATGATTGCAGATGAATTGTATGAACATATTCATGCAAAATATCCAGGTCGATTTGTTGTAATTGATGTTGCAGAAGACGGCGAAAATGGCTGTCAAATAATTTATAACGATTATGAAGAGAAATAAAAAATGGCAATTAAAGATCCACTTATCCGAAAAATTTTTGATGATTTAGACGCATTTCGTGACTATTGTAGATTCGAGGGTAAACCCTTCCATGAATCTAGCCTATACAGAAAGGGCGATCGTGTGTGGGAAAGTTACTTAATTTGGCAAAAAAGAAAAGAAAAAAACGGGTGAATAAAGTAAATCCTATCTATGATAGTAAACCTGTGACAATCACAATACCTTTAGACGATCAAGAATCACAGGTTTTAACCTATGATACAATGGCAAATAATACTTCCTTAGTTGACCCAGATAGCTTTACTTATAGCACTACTATCTGGGATAACACTGTTACATTTAATGAACTTATTAATACAGGTGAAGTTGAAAAA